AAAGATTTAAACGCCACTCAGGCAGCTATCAGGGCGGGTTACAGCGAGAAAACTGCTCGCGCCACTGGTAGCGAGAACCTGTCAAAACCTGACATAGCAGATCGCATTGCTGAGCTAAAGGCTGAACGCAATGAAGAGGTAGGTATAGACGCTGCCTATGTATTGCGACGGCTGACTGAAATCGATCAGATGGACGTGCTTGACATTCTGCTTGCCAATGGCGAACTGAAGCCGATTAAAGACTGGCCTAAGGTGTGGCGTACAACGCTATCAGGAATGGATGTCGTCGAGATGGCATCAGCAGATAGTGCTGCTCTCCTGAAGAAAATCAAATGGCCTGATAAGGTTAAAAACCTTGAGTTGCTCGGGCGTCATGTTTCTGTTCAGGCGTTTAAAGACAATGTCAAAAATGAAGTGACTGGTGCTGACGGAGGACCAGTCAGAACAGAAATTACCAACTTAACGCCGGAGCAGGCTGCAGAAGCGTATAAAAAAATGATGGGCTAAGTATGCCGTTACCATTTCCCTTCGATTTTAAACATCCTGATTACCAGATGGTTTTTGAATGGCGGATGGAACGCTTACAGCGCATTCGCCAGAACCCTGAAATATTGCCAGCACTAAAACAGTTTTACCGAACCAACCCGGCTCAGTTCATCATCGACTGGGGCATGACAACGGACCCGCGTAATATTGATTATGGCCTGCCGGTGACCATTCCGTTTTTACTCTTCCCTAAGCAGGAGGAGTGGATCCACTGGATTATGGAACGCTGGGGCAATCGGGAGAATGGTATTACCGAAAAATCCCGTGAAATGGGGCTCAGTTGGACCGCGATCGGACTGGCCTGCTCGCTTTGTCTCTTCAACAAAGAAATGGTTATCGGTTTCGGCTCCCGTAAAGAGGAATACGTCGACAGCACCGGTGACCCGAAAGCATTGTTCTGGAAGGCGCGCAAGTTCGTGGAAACACTACCTGTAGAGTTTCGCGGTTCGTGGAGCGAGAAGAAGCACGCGCCATATATGCGTGTTGAGTTTCCTGAAACTGGTGCAGTTATCAAAGGCGAGGCTGGCGATAATATTGGTCGTGGTGACCGTACCACGCTTTATCTGGTTGATGAGGCTGCATTCCTTCAGCGTCCTCTGCTGATTGATGCGGCGTTGTCACAAACGACGCGTTGCCGTATCGACCTGAGTTCAGTTAACGGCATGGCTAACCCGTTCGCTCAGAAGCGTCATGGCGGGAAGATACCGGTATTCACATTCCACTGGCGGGATGATCCTCGCAAGGATGAAGAGTGGTATCGCAGGGAATGCGAGAAAATCGATAATCCGGTGGTGGTGGCACAGGAACTTGATCTGAACTACAGCGCATCAGCGGAAGGCGTCCTGATTCCATCCGAATGGGTACAGGCTGCCGTTGATGCACATATCAAACTGGGTATCCAGCCAACAGGCAAACGACTTGGCGCGATGGATGTCGCTGATGAAGGCAGGGACAAAAATGCCTTTTCCACCCGTCATGGCTTCCTCCTGGAAAATGTGCGGGAATGGTCTGGTGTGGGCAGCGACATTTATCAGTCCGTCGAGAAGGTCTTCGGTTTTTGCGAACAGGACAACCTCGAAGAGTTTCGCTTTGACGAGGACGGGTTGGGCGCTGGCGTTCGCGGCGATGCACGCGCTATCAACGAACTGCGTAACGCTGCGCGCCGACCGTCAATACTCGCCACACCGTTTCGAGGTAGTGGCGCGGTATTTGATCCGGATGATGAAGCTGTTCGCGGGGACAACGGGCAAGCCGCACGTCTGAACAAGGACTTCTTCGCTAACGCCAAAGCCCAGAGCTGGTGGCGGTTACGTAAACTTTTTCAGAATACCTGGCGCGCCGTGGTTGAAGGTATGGATTACAACCCGGACGAAATCATCTCAATCAGCAGTAGCATGGCACTCAAAGATAAACTCATCATCGAGCTTTCGCAGCCGACCTATTCCATTAATGGTGTGGGAAAAATCGTTATTGATAAACAGCCTGATGGAACCCGGTCGCCAAACCTTGCCGACTCGGTGATGATCAGCTACGCGCCAATGAATTCAGCCCTGAACATCTGGGAGCTGCTAGGGAGACAGGCCTGATGGCACGAAACAAACAAGCCCTGCGGAGAACTGCGCAGGCCACCGCTGATGGCTATGAGAACTTTGTCGCCCGCGTGGGGATGCAGACGCCTAACCAGCACTCAGCATCGACCTACCGGGCGAACTTCACTAGCCGCAACCGCATGCTGGTGGAATGGTCATATCGCGGATCGTGGGTTATCGGCGAAGCGGTCGACGCTATCCCGGATGATATGACCCGCAAAGGCATTCGCATCACTTCGGAAATTGATGCAAAAGATCGCGGCATTCTCGAATCACAACTGGATGAGTTGCAAATCTGGGATGCGCTGAACGACGTGCTGAAATGGTCGCGTCTCTACGGCGGCGCGGTGGGTTTCATCATGATTGAGGGGCAGGCACCAATGACCCCGCTGCGGCTCGAAACCATTGGAGAAGGCAAGTTTAAGGGCATTCTCCCGCTCGACCGCTGGATGATCAACCCGGTCCTGACCCGCCGCATTAAAGAGATGGGGCCAGATCTCGGCAAACCTGAGTTTTACGACGTGGTGACCACTGCAACGGGCATCCCGGCCTGGCGCATCCATCACAGCCGCCTGATTCGCTTCGATGGCGTCACGCTGCCATTCCAGCAGAAGATGACCGAGAACGAATGGGGAATGTCGGTTGTAGAGCGAATCTGGGATCGGCTTACTGCGTTCGACAGCGCCACTGTCGGCGCGGCGCAGCTGGTCTACAAAGCGCATTTGCGTACCTACAGCGTGGAGAAGCTACGCGAGCTTATCGCACTTGGTGGTCCTGCGTATGAAGCGTTGCTGAAGAACATCGACCTGATCCGCCAGTTCCAGAGCAATGAAGGCATGACGCTCATGGACTCGCGGGATAAGTTCGAAACCCACCAGTACAGCTTCAGCGGTCTGGATGACATTCTTTCGCAGTTCGCTGAGCAGATCAGCGGTGCCGTTGGTATCCCACTGGTGAGGTTGTTCGGACAGTCCCCGAAAGGATTTTCTACCGGTGATGCAGACCTTGCCAACTATTACGACCGGGTGAGCTCATTGCAGGAGCGCCGCTTACGGCTGCCGATGCGCCGGATACTGGACATTATGCACCGCTCGGAACTCGGTAAGCCGCTGCCGGACGATTTCACGTTTGAGTTTAACCCGCTATGGCAAATGTCTGACGTTGACCGCTCAACGGTGGCCGTAAACACCACCAACGCGATCAGCACCGCGCTGGGCGACGGATTGATGACGCGTAAGGCGGCGATGACCGACCTGCGAGAAAACTCTGACGTCACCGGCATCGGGGCATCCATTACCGACGAGGACATAGAGAATGCCGAAGACGAAGCGCCGCCAGGTATCGGCGAACTTGGCGACAAACCGCCAGAGTCGCCAGGCGGAGATCCGATATCGAACGAGCCTACGGCAGATAGCGCGGGCGGTCGGGGATATCGTAAATGGGCGCTACGATGGTTCAAATGATAGCGTTACCGAAATAATGGATGCGCTGGAGCGCTACAGCGAAATCATCACCCCCTGGGCGACGAAGGTAGCTGAGAACTTCACCGCAGACATAGCGCGCCAGAATGAAAAGCAGTGGCGTCAACACAGCCGGAACATCAGTGCAGAGCTGCGCAACATGGTTGACCGCGCCCCGGTAGGCCAGGTGATGAAATCCATCGTCGCCGAGCAAATTAAGTACATCAAGTCACTGCCTCTTGAGGCCGCCGATCGGGTGTATGACATTCAGAACAAGGCCATCGAGGCCGTTGTGTCTGGTGGCCGCGCTGAACCATTCGCGAAAGAGATAGCAGCGTCCGGTGACGTGTCACTCTCACGAGCGAAACTTATCGCCCGTACCGAGCTTGGACGTGCAACCGGCGCGCTGGATCAGGCGCGTGCGCTGTCAATCGGCTCGAATGGTTATATCTGGCGTACAGCCGAAGATGGCGACGTCCGGCATTCTCATCGGGAGATGGAAGGTAAGTTTGTCGAATGGGGCAAACCTCCAACGCTTGATGGCATGACCGGTCACGCTGGCGAGCTCCCGAATTGTCGCTGTTATAAAGAAATCGTTTTTCCCAACCCTCATTCTTATCTCGCCTGAATCGCAGGTAAACCATGAAATATTTTTTCAATACCCGGCTGGGGGAAACCCGCTATCAGCTGGCTGACGGCTCGCTGCTGTGCAAAGACGTGCCGATAGGTCGAACGGGTAAGCAGCTCTATGGCGCTGCCGATCTGCCAAACCTCAAACCCGACAAGCTCGGTGAGATAGTCGTAACGCGTTCTCCTGAGCAGGTATTCCATCCGGCCACGCTCGCCTCATTCGAAGGGATGAGCATCACGATCCTGCATCCTGAAGATGAAAACGGGAATGTGCGGCTGGTAAATCCCGAGAACTGGAAAGAGCTTGCGGTCGGGCACCTCCAGAATGTCCGGCGCGGGACGGGTGAGCAGTCTGATTTGATGCTGGCTGACCTTATCGTCAAAGACGAAAACGCCATTCAGCTTATCGAAGATGGCCTGCGTGAAGTGTCGTGCGGCTATGACGCGGAGTACGAGCAGACCGAGCCAGGTAAAGCCGAGCAGGTCGATATTACCGGAAACCATGTGGCTCTTGTCCCCAAAGGCAGAGCCGGAAATCGTTGTGCAATTGGAGACAGAGACACAATGGCAAATCAAAAGAAAAACTGGTGGAACCGCATGCGTGCAGCCATCAAGACAGGAGATGCCGACACCATGAACGAACTGGTGGAGTCGGCTCCCGCATCGGTTACAGGAGATGAGGGGGATTTGCCGCAGGGCGTTAATCTCAACATCAACCTGTCCCCGCAGCAACCACTACCGGACAAAGCACCAGAGATGGGTGGAGGTCCAACCGGCGACAGTGATGATGACCTCAAAACATTACTGAAAGCCCTGTTGGCTAAGCTGGAAGGAAATGCGACGGGCGATAACGACAATAAGCCTGACGATAATCCGACCGGTGACGGCGAGGACGATGAAGAGGAAACCACGATTAC